GCCGCGTTGATGTTTCGATTCAGGGCATCACGGCAGAGGCGGCGAAGATCGTCAGCTCGCGCAGCGATGCCTCCGACACCACGCCCGATCTGCGCGCGGCGTTGAGGAACTTCTTGATCTCGTCAACCGAGGGCGGCGCCGTCTCCGGCGTTGGACCTCCGATCGCCTTTTCCACCCGCCGCACCGGCGTTCCGGCCTGGGCGGGTCGTGCCTCGCACACCTTCACGCGCTCTCCGAGGTCGCTCAGCCCCTTGCGCAGCTCGCCGGCGGCGGTCTCCACGGCCTTGCTCACGGTGTCACCCACCGTCTTTGCCAGGCCGTCTTCCATCGCCTTGGGTGTCTGCGCCACGGCTGCAACGTCCGCGGCAAACTTCGTGAGAGTCTCGGTGATTCCCGGGATGAACTTCTCCAACGTCTCGGCCGTCGCCTTGATGGAATCGGCGGCCTTCGCCAGATCGGCCACAGGCGCCGCCATCTCCATCGGCATGGAAGCGTCCATCTGCTGCTCGACGATTTGATACTTCGCGTCGCCCTTCACGGATAGGACGCGCGAGATCGCCTCCGCGATGTCGTGCAGCGTCCACACGGAAGGATCGCCCTCCATCATCGCGGCTTCCGCCAGCAGGCCCTTGAGTCCTTCGAGCACCTGATCGGCCGCCGTAGCCAGAGCGGAGGCATCCTTCTTGATCGGTTCGGGCGCGGGAGGATCGGCCGGCTTCGCAGGTTCGGAGCCGACGAACTTGCGCAGCTCCTCGGCGCCGTCCGCCTTGATCGCGGTGAAGGTCGCCCCGTACATGCAGGCGTTGTCAACAATCGAGCCTTCGGCTGGGCGGGCGGTGTAGCGGATCTTCTTGAGCTGCTCGTCGAGCCACTGCTTCTCGTACTTGCCGCCGATGGAAAAGCCCGTGTAGACGCCGCGCTCGCACTTCTCCCACTCGCCCCTGTCGACGACGTGCGCCGCCACGAGGATCTTCTTCGCGTCATCGTCGAAGACCATCTGCGTGAACTTTCCGGCCGCCACGCTGCCGTGCATGGCGCGGAGGTTGCCCTTGCTCACCTCTTGGCCGGCCTCGGCGGTGCGCTTCTCGAAGTCGGCAGACCACTCCTGGAAGAGAGGCTTGCTTGTCGCGTAATCGAAAATCTCGCCTGACTTGTCCACGGCTTCCTCGGCCAGGCAGCCGGAGACCATCTGTTGCTTGGCGTCGATCTTCGTGAGGGGTACGAATATCTTTAGCTCTTGTAACTGGCCTCCCTTCGTGGCGCGAGGCCACAGTGAATGATCATGGGGCGCACTCCTCCCAATAGATCGCCTGGGCTGTCGCCGGCGATCCTGTGGTGGCGTAGCACATGCGGTAGTAGCGCATGAGCTGGGTCTGGCCGAAGTCCGACACGAGGCAGGTCGTGGTGCAGGGCGTGAAAGTGATCGCGTCGTACCAGCTCACGCGGTCGCTGCTGGTCTGGACCTTGAGCGCCACCTGCGGCGAGCTGCCCCCGGTGAGATCGAACAGATCGATCATGAACGTGCACTGGCCATTGGCGGCGGTGCTGTGGCTGTCCCCGGCGTCATCGCAGAAGGATGCTGGGGAGGTCAGGTCGATGGGGGCGTGAGCCTCCCCGCCCGACCATTGCAGCCCGCGGTTCTCCACCTGGGCCATGCTGCCGGACACAACCAGCAGGCCACCAGCGAGAATCAGGACCGCCGCGATTCTGAATCGTCCCATCGTCGTCACCTGAAGCAGTTGATGAAGAAGCTGGATGTGGAGCTGTCCGGCGTCCCGGTCGTGACCCACTTGATCCGCACGAATCGGAAGAACGCCCTGCGCGTGAAGTCGGTCTTGGTGCAGGCCGCAGTGCAGGCCGCGAAGGCGTTCACCGTGTACCACGCCGCGTTGTCACTTGAGGTTTCCAGGGTGAACGTCACATCAGGCGTGGTGCCGGCCACCAAGGTCTTTAGCTGAGCCGCCGCGGCGCAGGAACCGTTCACACCGATCGAGAGGCTGGCGGTGTTCCCGCTGGCGGTGGTGTTCGCGTCCACGGCTTCGAGCACGGAGACGTACTGCCCAGCGTTGGCCTGAGCCCAAGCCTTGTCTGCGCCTCGCGCCAACCACACGAACAGGGCCAGCATCACAACGGCAGCCACACCCAGCGCACGAATCTCTCTGGAGTAAATGCCTCGTTTCATCGCCGTTACCTCTTGCACGAGTAGAGAACGGTTGCCGTCGCCGTCGCGGGGGCGCCGGTGGTCACCCATGACACCCGGACGAATTTCGGAGTCGCCCCCAGGTTGAAGATCGCCGTGCCAACCGCGCTCAGAATGACGGTATTGCTCACATCGAGATAGGTGGAATCGTTAATGCTGCCCGTGATCCGGAATGCCACCGTGGGCGCCGTACCTCCGGTGAGCGCGCTGAGGTTCGCGGCGAAGACGCAGTTGCCCGTGTCGTCCGCGTTCATGCTCGTGAAGCTGCCCGAGGCCGCGGCTACCGAGCTGGCGCTGCTCTGGAAGGAGTGGTTGAAGTTGCTGTCGTAGACCTCGGCGAACGGCGCCGAGCCCAGCAACAGCGCGAGCGCCGCCAGCAGGGCCAGCGTGCGGATCTGCTTTCTCATGCGCGATCTCCTATGCGGCGGCCTGGGCCGCGGCGAGTATGTACGGGATCCCGGACCTGACGCAGCGAGGATGCCCGAGTAGGTGCTGTTGGAACTGCGCGATGGTCCAGACTTGCCCGTTGGCCTGCGCGCCGTCCTGGACCTTGCCCACCTCATCCGCCGATGGAAGCGGCGAGCCTTCATCGTGCCCGACTGGCAGGCACCCGTCCCCGTCCAGGATCTCGACGAACTCCAGGCCCGACTCTTCGTAGATCGCCACCGCTCCCGCGTTGTAGGCCATGCCGGTATTCCCGGTGTATACTCCACCGTTAATTGCGAAGTACCCATCCACAGTGGAGAGGTTGAACACATGCCCAGCAAATGGTCGGATGATGACAGACGCCACGCGGTCGATCTCTACGTCCATGGGCTGAGCGTGCCGGTTGCGGCGCGGGCCGCTGGCGTCGGAAAGGACAGAGTGGCCGATGATGTCAGGGCTGCCGGAGTCGCCCGGACGCTCAGCGCGGCGAGGCTCGCATTCCATAAGCGCGGCGGCTTGGCCCCGAAGTGGCGCGCCGACATCGACGCTGCGGAAATCATCTCCAGCTACAGCACAGGCGAGAGCGTTCACGCGATCTGCCGTCGTCTCGGCGTCACGGACCGCGTCGTCAAGCGCCGATTGACCGATGCCGGCATCGACATCCGCACCGGAGCAGATGCAGCGTCGCTTCTCGGACGGCAAAAGACGTTGACAGCGACCGCAGAAACGCGCTCGCGCCTCGTCGGCTTCGGAGAGGACGAGGTCTACGGATGGCTTATAGAGCGGGGTGAATGTCCCGAGCGGCAATGCCCCGTGGGCTTCCGCAACATAGATATCGCCATGTCGCCCATCGCCGTGGAAATCTGGCTCAGCACCATCTCGCCTTTCCATGACGCCTACTGCCGCGAGCGAATCAAATACCTCGCTGATCGTGGATGGTCTTTGTTCTATATCTACATCGCTCGGCGAACCCGTGTGCTGCTGCCATCCGTCGCAGATCAGATCATCGCTCAGCGTGATCTCGCCCGCGCCAACCCAGCCGCGGCCCGTGAGCATCGGGTGGTTCGGGGTTGCGGAGAGCTTGCGGCCGTGAGCGGTGACAATCTCCACCATCGGCCCCTCATACCACCTGCGATGAGCTGCCACTACCACCGCGGCATCAACAAGAGTGCCGCCAGGTAGACACTCTGTACGGGCCACCGTCTGCGCTCGCGCAGGCCCCAGCGTGGATGTGAGCTCGTGGGTGAGCGTCTGAGGCGACCAGCCCTTCTCAACCGCTTGGGCCACCTTCGACTTGATGTCGGCGCGCAGCGTGTCGCTGATCACAAACTTTGCCCTGGGATTCTCTACCAGCTCGCCTGCGTCGTTCCATTCCATCCCCACCAGATCGGCCGCGCGGGCGCGAGCATAGGCGAGTGAACTCTCGGGCACTTCACCCAGCGCCACCCCCACCCTGGGCGCAGCATCGGAGGCCCCGGCCTTCGCGGCGGCGAGAATCCCGGCTTCGAGATCCGCCTCGAGGCTCGACATGTCCAGGTCCAGATCGTCGAGCTTGGGCACCCTGCGGGCGTCATCCTTGCGCAGCTTCTCCGCGGGTGGCTCGTACCGCGAGAGCACGTCGCTGATGATCCGGCCCTGATTCTTGGTGAGCCATCCCTTGATCGCCGCCTCAATCGCCAGGCGCGGGGCCACCAGCGCGGCCGGCTCGATCTCCACCGTGCGGCCCTTCTTGCCCAGCTCGAAGATCGTCTTGACCAGAGCGGCCGCGTGGGGGTGATCGTCGCCGTAGCCGGCGGCGCGCTCGAGACCGTGTTCGATGCGCACGCGCACGCTGTAGGGGATCACCGCGCTGTCGAACTTGCGCAGCGGGCGGCCGTCCTTGAGTCGCTTCACCGCGAAGGTCTGCCAGCGGGCCAGGTCCTTCTCCGCCGCGTCTCCGGCTTCGGCTCTCGCCTTTCCCTGGCTGGGGTCGCCTGGTTGCGGCTCGGTGGTCTCCTGGCCCGGCTGGATCTGGTTCGCCGGAGGCGCCGGCTGAGGATTGCGAGCCGCCTCGATCTTGGCCTTGCGCTGCTCAAGGATCTCGGTGAGCGACACGGGTCCGGCGGCGGTTTCCCAGAACCTCTCATTGCCCAGGTCTCCGCCGATCTTGTCGCTGCCGGTGGCCTCAAGCCACTCGTCGAGCGTGAGCCCGGCCTTGGAGAAATATGCCACGTTGCGCTGATAGGCGACCGCGGCGTCCTCGGTCTCGCCGGAGGCTGGCACTACCTGGAGCATCGGGGCGTTGAGCGGACCCTGCACGGCCTCGGTGAGCACTTCGGCCAGGTGCATCGCCACGGGCCGCACGCCGCTCTCGGCGGTGGACAGCTCGAGGGTCTCGCCCGTGCCGCGGTTCATCATCTTCACCAGCGGCATCGGTGACACCCCGAAGGCAAAGCAGATCGCCCGGGCGACGAACTCGTAGAAGTCCAGCTCGAACTTGTGCGACTTGAGCTCGTGGTAGGCACCTGGGGGTACGAAGCGCAGCAGGCCCGCGCGCTTGCCGTCGGCTCCGGCGGTCTCGTCGTTGAAGCCCTTCTGGTACGTGGCGATCATGTCCGGGGTCCATTCCTCCGGGCAGGAGAAGAGGCCCTCGGGGATGTTGCCTTCGGTGAACCAGGACAAGTCGAACATCTGGGCGCGCAGGGCGAGGTTGATGAACATCAAGACCATCTCGACCGGCGAGCGGTCGTAGGGGTTGTTGGTGCGGGGGTTGGCCGGCATGTACCAGAGATCGGCCTTGCTGAATTGAGTCTCCAGGCGCCCGTCGACGATCTGCTCGTAGGCGAACTCAGGGACGAGCGGCGCCTGGCCGCGACCGTCCACCAGCGGAAGGATCGTCGCGCCGTCGATCTGCTCAAGCCCGAGGAATTCCCCGCCAACGGTGAAGCGCGGGCAGATGCTCAGGGCGTCCGTCGTCAGCATCTCTTCGAGCGCCTTGCTCATGAACCGGCGGAAGCGCACACCGTTGAGCCGGTCGGGCATGCGCATCCACTCGCGGATCCGCACGGCCTCTTTCTCCAGTGCCGGGCTCGACTTCTCCCCTTCGAGCGGCGTCACCTGGTATGGGATCCCAAGAATCTGCCCCCTGACATCGTTCATGGCGATGCGCACCAGGCCGTCGTCCGACAGCGCGCGCAGCAGATCGAACGCAGTCATCGCCTGTGGCCATCCGGTGCGCGGGGTGCGCTGAAGGTTTGCGCTCAGCGGGGGGATCAGTGCGCGGGGTGGTGTGCGCTCGGGAAGCTCGGCCTTACCCGGTGGCATTGGGGAGAAGGGCCGGTCGGTCTCGCGCTCGACTCGGATCGGCCGGCCCTGGGCGTCGACGATCAGGGCGTAATCGGCCTGGGTGACGGGGCGCGTCCGCACGACGCCGGGGGGCATGGTGCGTGAGGGGGTGCGGACGCGCGGCATGCCGCCGGAGCTAGGTAACCGTCACCCCCGCGAGCTTCGCCTTCTTGGCCGCCTCGCGCTCGGCCATCTGCCGGCGCATCAGCTCGAACGCCCCGGACCGCCTGGGCGGGGCCATCGATCCACCGGCGAACGCCAGCATCATCGCGTCAAAGTAGTCAGTCGAGCGGCCCGTGCGGCGCTTGTAGTCTTCCTTGCCCTCGATCCTGCGCTTGCCGGCCGAATAGGCCACGCGCAGGGTTGTCGCCTCGGCCTTTAGTGGTGTGGCTTCTCCGATGGACGGGTCAAGGGCGATCGCGCCGACGCGAAAGCGATCCTGGATGTCGCCGCAGAGCTGGCTCTTGAGGTTCGTGTGGCGCTTCTCCGGGTCGTATGTCGGTGCCGCGTCCACAGAGATCCCGGTCACGTTGTAGCCCATCGCCTTGAGCTTGTCGGTGACCCCACCGCCGACGCCGATGTCATCGACGAAGATCGGCAGCTTCAGCCCATCCGTGTGGCCTCCAGCGAATTCGTCGGCGATCTTGGCCGCCCGGCCTGCGGTGAACTCGGTGTCGTTGCCCTGCCAGGAATCTCCCGGCCGGAACGCATACACCAGGTCGCCAGAGCGCCGACAGACTACCGAGCGGTCCACGCCGAAACGGGCCACGTCCACGCCGAGGGAGCGCGGGCCTTGCGCTAGGCTCCCCCTGTCTGCCCATCGGACAAACGAGGCGTCGATCAAGTCACCGACGATCAGGGCCTCAGCCGAGGCCAGTGGGAACTTACCCAGCACATCCACGCGGACCTCGTAGGCGTCCCGGCCCAGCTTGTCGATGCGCCTCTGCGCCCACTCGCGGCTCACGCGCGGCGCCCGGTTCGGATCATCGGGGTCGCCGGTGATAAAGATCAGCCACCAGTCGGGCCGGTCCTCATGCGCCGCGCGGTGCAGTGGGCCGGTCAGATCGGTCGGGTTTCCGCCGATGAGCACGTGGGCCTCGGTGCAGCTCGCCGTTCCGAGATTCGCCATGACCCCATCGGCCGCGCGCAAGAGCGACTGCGGGACGCCCCCGGCTTCGTCGATTGTCACCATGACGAATTGCGAGTGCAGGCCGGAGAGCGCGTCGCCTTGCTGCTCTTCGGATGCGTCGCGGTTCCAAGTTCGGGCCGAGAGAAACCACGTCCCGCTGAGGCCGCGGCGGTAGGCGCGCTGGGCTTCAATCTCAAACTCGTTGCGCAGGTACGGCGAGCGCGAACGCCAAGCAGCAAGCTCTTTCCAGAGATTGTCCCGTAGGTTCTGGCCGGTGATCGCCGTTGCGGCCATGCTTGGGTAGGGGCGCGTGCTGAGGAAATTCCAGTTGAGCCAAGTCTCGACGGTTGTTTTCCCTGGACCCTTGCACGCGACCATCGCCTGACGCGGATTTGATGGGAAGGCTTCAAGCGTCCGCTCCTGCCAGGGGTCGGGCTCCGCGCCGAACACGTCGCGCACGTACTGCGCCGGATGCTCTTGCCAGGTCGCCATCCGCGCGATCGATGCGGCGCGGATCTCGGACTGGCTACCGGCCAGGAGGCTGGCCACGATGAGCCAAAGCGCCAAGGATAATTTCTTCCAGACTTGCACTCGCGTCATGCTCCAAGACCTGCTTGAGTTCGCCCAATTCCTGAGCCACCAGCGCACACAGTTGCCTCAACTCGCCCACGGGCTTTTCTTCGATGGGAATTTCCGACTTGCCTGAGTAGCGCACGACCCGATAGCGGTTCTCGTCGTGGAAGAGCTGATCGAGCTTCTTGAGGCGGTAGAACTTCGAACACAGCGGGATGTCGGTGAGCTTCTTGACCAGGTCGGCGCGGAAGGTCTCGACGACAGACCGCCACTTGTCCGCGTCGCGGTAGTGGTAAATCGTCGAGAGCGCCAGACGGAAACCGAACGCCTTTTCGACCTCGCACTGAATCTCCGTCGGCTCTGCGAACTCGGCGAAGAGGCGGCAGATAAAGCGCTTCTGATCGCCGGTCAGATTGTTCTTGCGCCGCCTGATGGACATGCTGCACGCGAACCCCTTCGATCAAAGCTGGTAGCGGGTCCCGAGTCGAACGGGCCCTCCGGCTGTTAAGACCGGCGAGCTCCCACGTGCTCCACCCCGCGTCAGTTCACCGGACATGCCCGGTGCCTGGGTTGTGCTGTTCGGGCCAGGCTCGCCCGCCAGGGAGTGCCAGCGGCCTTACGTTGTAGCGCCTAGACCACTGGCTCACGGTGGGATTCTTATGCTCAGTTTGGATGGATGTCAAGCGAAAAGTGAGATATTTTTACTCAGTCGGCGATTCGTGGCGGAAGTGCGGTGGCGTTGGGCGAATGGAATGCGGATCGGCTTCAGAGTGGCGGCGCCATAGAACGACGCAGCCTGTGGCCGTTTCCGCCCCACCTGGACGGTATCCACGGCACCTCGGGCA